AGAGAAGCGTCTATAACCTCTTCTTTTAAAATGGTATAATAATCTAGGTTTGTTATTCTCTGCTAGTATTGGCATTCCGTAAAATACGCAAGCCATTAGAACATCTTCAAAAAATATTTCAGCGGTTTGTGGTCTAGCTATATATTCTAAAAAGAAATGGTTTGGAGGCACGTCTTCCATGCTAAACTTAGTTAAGCCGTGTAAAGATCCATTTGATCCTCTCTTGTCAACAGTACCTGATATGTCATAACTATCACAGCCAAAAGCTCCACAGTGTTCGTTGCCTGGATATTTTAGTCCACCCTTTATTATCACACGATTTTGTAGATTTAAAGGTGGAATCCAGGAAACTCTGAATCTTCCGCTTTTATTTGGAACAAATATAACTTTCGTATCTCTCTCTCCGTTCTGCCATTGAAAGCTTCCTTGAGTAACATTTATTGAGTTTTTAAGATCTTCATTAAAATCTATTTGCTCGTATATTTTTGTTAAGTTAAATAAAGATTCTTTAGACTCATCTCTAAAAGCGTGTTTTGTTGTGCGTGGAAACTGTCTATAAAATTCATTTAAACCATCTTGATCTTGCTTTAATCCTTCTACCTCATTGTCCCAGTATTCTATTACACCTTGAGTTATAGCGTCCCCAAGAGGACCTACTACTTCTTTTTTTGGTGTGTTGAATACAGGAGAGCCATAAGAATCAATGTAGCCTTCGTAGTTCCATTCCATAGGTATGAACAAAGAATAGAGTCCTGAGCGAGTCTGTCCATTGGCGTTTCTTTGTGTAACGTCTGAATCATTGTAAAGTTTTTTAAAGTTATCTCCTCCTTTATCTAAAGCGTTAGATGTTGATCCCATCATACACTTACCTATAATTCTCGAACCTAGCCTTAAACAAGTTCTTGTAACCCTCCAGTTGTTTAATATATTGGTTGGTCTTTCCCACTTTCCACTTTCATCGTGTACTAGTAGTTTTAGTTTTTCCCCGTCATAGGAGTTGTCCCCTGTGTTTTTCCAGTCGATCGTTGTGTCGAGACCTGTGATCTCCTGTAGCTTCTCGTTTGAATCGAGTTTACGCCTTGTGAATTTTGACGCGGGTACCCTGTACGCGAGTTCTGTCTTCGGCCTGTCCATACCGTCTTGTATTGGTTTGAAGAAGAAGGGATAGTTAACTGATATTGGGACAACTTTGTCAGTAAACATCTTCTTTGCATCGGGTCCAGATTTCGAGAGTATACCAAAGCGTGCGTCCGTAGATATTGTTGCTTGGTTAACCGTTTCCCCACTTGCCATAAATGAAAAACCTGACCGTCTATTTTTAAGGTAGCACATGCCGTAGCAGCGCGGGTCGGCTTTACAAGCTTCCCAGAATATGTAGAATAATCTGTTTGATTCCCTAAAGTCTGGCTGCCCAACGTCAATCTTGCTCCACTGCAAGTACATATAGTTAGTGCCAGTAATGTAAGTAACCAAACCTTTATTATAGAACCAAAACCCTTGTTCTCTTCTATTAAATTCTTCATCAATGTAATCATACCATTTTTCTTTAAAGTCCAAAGGGTATTCTTCCCAATCAAATACTGATTTGATTTTACTAAGTTCCTTTGGGTATTCAGTGTGCTTCCACCTGTCATCTTCAAATGTATGTACATTTTCAGCTTTTGGCAAAGCTATTTTTAAATCTTGTATTTCATAAATTTCACCTATTTCTCCGGTTTTACTTATAACAACCATATCGTGTTCTTGGTTGTAACCGTACTCCCATTTCTTATACCTGTTAGTTCTTTTTAAAACCTTAGGCTTAACGTGGTCTTCTAATACTTTATATAAAGTTTGCTCGTACATTATTTAGATCTCCCTTCTGCAAATCCTCTAAAAGACTTTTCTTCTTTTACTTCTACAGGTTTTTCGTTTAACAAGTTTTCTTCAGCTTCTATTCTATTCAATATTTCAAAAGCATCAAATATAGCTAGTTTTTTTGTAGCTGCAGCATTCTTTAATCTATCTGCTGATATATCGTCATCTGAATCAACAATAGCTTCTTTAGCCACTTTGATCAACTCCTCAACTGCTTTTTGCCCAGCTTGGATTATGTTCAACTTCGTTTCCTTGGTATTCATATTTAATTACGATATCATTAGATTTCATACAGTATAGTCTTTTACCGTCAATTAAAAACTCCCATTCTCCGTTTGGCGTGTAACCAACTAAGTCTCCTGAGTTGATTCCTAGCGCATTTAAGGAGCTATTGTCATATTTTAATATACCAATAAGGCTTCTTTCTTTATCTAGCGTTAAAGACTCTGTATTTTTTATTGGTGAAACAAAACATCTGTCTCCAAAAGACCTCCATTTGTCACCTTTATTATATAAGTAAATTTGATCTATAGCGCAAAAATGCCACTCATCTTTGAACCAAGATCTACTTTTCTTTTTTCTTCCCTTCATGTCATAGAATACTCTAAACACGTTTTGGTGTATAACAATTATATCACCAACATCAATATCAGTATTAAAAGCCTGAGGTGTCTCTACTACTCTAGCTAGTCTATTAACAAACTTGAAATCTTCAATCTTTGTATTTACAACTAACTCCTTGCCGGCTATTGTTATTTTATTACTGTATTTTTCACCTAATGGTTCTACTATAAAGTCATATAAAGCTTTCAATACTCTAAGTCATATTCAACAGATATTGCCATGTGAGAATTGAATTTCTTCCATGGCATTACCTCGTTGTTTTTCTTAATGTGAATATTGTAAGAGTTATCAGACTCGTCAAGAAGTATATGTGAGATCTCGTGACCTCCATAAACTTGTTGACCTACAGAGTAATGCATTGCATCGTTTTTGTAGTCAGAACCAATACTTATTTTTCTTACAATTGAAGACATCCTAAGCTTTTGTAAGTTTAGAGTCTTTTTCTACCTCAGTATATTCTCCAGTTGTTAGGTCGATATCAATAGCTCCATACTCTTGTTCGAGTTCAGCTTTTAAATCTTCTACAACTTTATTAGCATCTGCTACTTGATGTAATAGACTATGTTTTTGAGATTCTAAAATACCTATTTGATTAACTATCGTCATTAATTCTTTTTGACCTTTGTTAATGTCTTCTAATTGTTTGTCTGTAATTTTTGCCATTTTATTTAATTTGATTTGATTGTAATTTATTATTACTTGTTTTTTTATTTATTACTTATTGACTTTGCCTTTTCCCAAGTTCTACCTACAAAGTAAGCTCCGTAAACAGTTACTAGCAATGTTTGAAATATTGGTATATATTCTTTAGCCAGCCCAAACTCACCGATATTACCATCAAAGAAAGCTAGAGACGTAAAGATTACAGTTAGATATATCAAGATCATTGGTCTAATGTTTTTACTTAAAAAACTATCAGACTTCATATCTGCTTCCCAACGCTTACTAACCTCTAATTGAGCTTTAGTATCTGCGTCTTCTAATATCTGCTGTATTTGCTTCTTTACTTCTAACCTTTCCTCTTCAGTTGTAGTAAGCTTGTCGATGACGTTACCAATCTCTTTGATAACGCCACCTGATAGCCATTGAATTATTTTTTTCATTTATTCTCTTTTCAGTAAAACCGTGCTATTTTCATCTCCTGTAAAAACACATTGTAAAGTGTCTTCGTCTATAACAGTATAAGACATTCCAATAGTATAACCATTTCTTGGATTGTGTATTGAAGTAGTCATAGTAGTATCTGTTTGGCTCAGTATAACCTCATTAAGTGTAGCATCTTCTTTAAAACTATAATTAATAATTTTAACAACAGCATAATCGCTAGCTAACATAACAGTTTTATATGACGAACCTTCCATAGCCCAAACACCTTCAAATGCTTCTTGAGCTTTAGATGTTAGTACTGTAAAAAATAAAGCTAATGTAATAAGTAATTTTTTCATAATATTAAATTTAATTGTTATAATATTATAATTACATATAATTACAAATGTTTATTATTTACCAGACTTCTTGTCAGCTGCTTTTTTAGCCTCTCTTTTAGCTAATAATTCTGCCTTTTTTTCTGCACCAGATCGTGTATCAGCTTTGGCTCTAGCTTTTCTAGTTGCTAATTCCTCTGCTTTTGCTGAAGCTTTTTGACTTGCTGTTCTAGGTATATAATTACCTTCATCGGTAAATTGTCCACCTTGCACGCCAAATTTCTTAGTTCTAACTATTTCCCCACCTGTTCTTTTAGAACCTCCTTGATGTAATGGTGATCCAGCTGCAATTGAATGTTTTGAAATCCAAGATCCGTGAGATGCAATTGGATTGTCTTTTAATAAGTTTTTCTTTTCTTGTTTGTTAGATTCCATATTTGTTTTTTTGATCGGTGTTTCTGTTACGTATTTAGCGCCAGGAAATTTATAATCATATCCTGGGTACATTATTTTTGTATATCCTCGGTCGTCAGTACCTAGTACTTTAAACTCGACTCCTTTCATTGTTATATTACCTCCTT